GGTCAATGCGTTGGCAGCGGCTAAAACTCCAGCTGCTAAAGCCACGGATCCAACTCCTAAAAGTGGATTTAATGCAAAGGCTGACGCAATACCGGCAACGATCGCAGATGCTTTGAGCAGATTATAAGCAACAATCAGAGACTTGATCAAGGCGATTGTTGCCGTCACCCCAGCAGCTATCTTTGAGACAAGAAAAATAGTTCCAATAACGGCAGCTGTGGCTATTAGTTCATCTTTAAGATCAATTACTGTATTTATTACTCCTCTGACTTTTTTTCCCCATTCAAGTGCCTTTGCCTCTGATTTTGTAAGACTTGCTGTGATGCCTGCTTCGCCAGTTAAACCATTGACGAATTGTTGGAATGCTGGCAAAACACTTGTCAAAATAAATTCTGTCAATTTTTGAACAACTGGGAGCAATGCCGCGCCAATTTGTTCTTGCGCTTCATCGACCGCAATCTTAATTCTCTCAAATGATTTTTCAGTACTCTGAGCTTCATTTGCTGCAAATCCGCCAAAGGTTTTTGTAAGCGTTCCAAATACCAAATCAAAATCTTTGGACTTTAGAATGGATGCGTCAATGCCAAGACCTAATCGCCCTAAAGCGTTTAAATTGCCGTCATAGGCTTTTCCCAAAGCATTAGCAACGGCTTCCAAAGGTTTGCCGGTAGCAGATGAAATATCCAAAGCAAGATTAAGTAATTCTTGCGCTTCTTCGACATCTTTGGTTGATCTTGTAAGTCTTGCAAATGCCGGGCGAAGCTGGTCATCGGTAACACCAATGGCAATTGAAGTTGTCGTTATGTATTTTTCAACGCCTTTAATCTGTTCTGCTGTCGCGTTAGTGGTGTTTTCAATAGTCAAAGCTAGTAGGCGTTGAGCCTTTTCATCAGCTGCGGCATTCTTAATTGATTCAGCGGCAAATGCTCCGATGGCAGCGCCGGCGGCTGCAAATGCCAAAGCGGCTTTTTTGCCAAATGCTGTAAATTGATCACCGATGGTTTCGGTGTCTTTGCCAGCGGTTTTGATGCCTTTTGTAAACTCAGCGACATCAGCTAGTAAAGATAATTTGAGGGTTCTAGATCCTTGAGTAGCCATTTACCAGCCCTTAACAATTTTTGAAAAGGCTTCTTGCCATTCGGAGATGATGTGCGGCTGTTCTAGTTTCAATGTTGGATAGATAAACCAACCTTTTGAGCCCCTACCTTGTCGACCCGACCAAATTGGAAATTGCTTGAACTTATTTGAACCAAATTCATAACCACCCCAAAGTTGCTGAGTTGTGCCACCCCCTGAGAATTTTTGAGATGCAAAACCAAATGACATTTCTCCGACCTTTGATGATTTGCTAACTCTTGAACCTTCGGCAATTCTTCTTGATGCTTTGTCTCGCCCTTGTGATTTAGCAATAATTTTGCTTTGAAGATAAGTAGCAAGACCATTTGACACAGATTTTGCCTTAGCAATGGCTTCATCATCCATGCCTTTAAACGCATAAATGATTGATTTGACTTCCGCTCGATTAAAAGCGACTACATCTTCAGCCATTTCGCTTCTCCAATATCTCGATTGCTGTGATTACATCCTCAGCCGATTCAAATTCTGATCGACTAAGCCCGGTCGTAATTGCCAAATCCCAAAGGATTCGATTTATACTTCCGGCGGCGTAACTTTTGGGACTTGCTCATCACCAACTGTAATTTCGGCAACGGTCTCGCTCCAAATCTCGAAAGACTTGACTGGCTTGCCAGCGGCTTCGCGTTTCATGGCGTGATACGCCAAAAACATTAAATCGCCGATGCCAATCTTGTCCTGCGCTTGCGAGATAATGAAACCTGTTTTGGTTTCCCACTTCGCCCACTCTGGTGGTTGCGCAGTGTAGGTCTCGCTATTTCCTGCTGTGTATTCAATTGTGATTGGTAGTTTCATGCTCCCGGTCTCCTTTTGATTAGCTGATTGTAAGTACTGGCGTTGTTACGCAAGTAAAGGCAAGTGAAACGGTCTGCGCATCTGGCGCAGTGCCGCCTGCTGATGGCAAGATTGGCTGGACGTCAAATGCAAATGATGCACCTGTGTCTGCTACTAATACCACTGCAAGCCCAGTCTGCGGTGCGTTTGTTGCCGCTGTCCAAAGCGCTTCGCAAAGAGATGAAGCTGCTCCCCAGTCGGCTAACATCTCAACGGCAAATGATCCCTGCGTATCTGTTGTAAAATAGGCTTTGCCATCAAGTGTCTGGTATGTGTTAATAGTTGAATCGACTGTTAAAGTCGCTGACGTAGCTTGGGCATCAAAATCATCGCCGTCAATTGTGAACGTGATGTCTCTGCCGGTGATGATTGTTGTTGGCATATCTTTTTCTCCTTAGTCGGTGTAGTACGTTGAGACTTGCAAATCAGCCGTCAAGAATTTTCCTGTGCCGACTTCCAATGGTGTGGGTGTGCTTACATCGCCGACGGTGTATCCACCGGGCATGGTTGAGATGATTGAGATCATTAAATCTTCAAGATTTGTCAGAGCTGCCGCATTGCTTGAATAACCGACGACGCCAGTCACCAGAAAATTTATCTTTACCTTTGTGGTTGCGCCATTAATTAAAGTACTTTCGAGATATGGCGAATCTGGCACTAAAACGATTGATGGGCTGGTCATTGCCTCTGGAATGCCGTTATAGACATTTGCGGCAATCGATATCAGCGCAGCTTGCAACGGTGATCGGATGTCTGCTTCGATGGTCATAGACACATCGTTTCGACTTCAATAAACGGTGAGAGCAGACCAATAATCCTGTTGCTCAAGCTTCTACCCAAAATAAATGGGCTTGGCTGAAATTGATCGCTCATGATTTGATTGCCCGGTGCTGTTACCGATTGGAACACTTCTACCGAAACAACAAGAATCGCAGACTTAATGGGTGCGACGCCAGCGTAAAGATCGCCAGCGGTCGCCCCATCTATACACGCTAACCCAGCCGGAATCTGCGGGATCGTGTAGGTGCTATCTGCCTCAGCTGTTGCAGATGTAAATACAAAAGGGGTGATGCGGTCATCGGTGACGGTAACTGTTCCATCATAAATTCCGCATCCTGTAATTACAACACTTTGACCGGGCACAAAATAATTTACGCGTTGCGTACCGTAAAACGCAATGCCATTTTCTACAAAGATTTCATTGACCGCTGATTGGTAGCCTGTAAGCAATGGCAAGATTGTCAGTTCAGCCGAATCAATCATTTGCTCTAGATAAGCGTCAGAATAAAGAGATACGGAAACGCCAAGAATATCGCGCAGCTGTTGAGCTGTAACTATCTGAGGCATTTCCGTTCCCTTCGTCTGCTCGACCGCATCCGGGAGCGGCTACGGTCGATGATTAGTTATTGATTAAACGTTGTTCATCTGTCCGCCATTAGCAATTTTTGTGGCACATGCGCCATAAGAATTCAGTGAGATTTCAACTGTTCCATCTGATGGCTTATTGACATCAAGACGGAAATTGCCTGACTCGTACCATGTGAATGCATCTGGCTCGAGAACAACCATTGAATCGTCGGCTGTTCCAGTAAATTCACCAGAATTGTCAACGTAAAAATTCAAGCCAAGCACTAGGCCGCGCTGTGATTGTCCATTGACTTGACCAGCTTGGTTCTGTGGGAAATAAGCTTGAAATAGCGGTGTGCCGCCATCGTTGTAGCCCATGATGTTTTGCCATTGTCCCGGCGATACCAAGATGTTGCGTGCAAATCGCTGAGTGCCTGAATACACGGCAACATTTGCTTCGCTTGTGTATGCAATCAATCCCGCGGCTGTGTTGGCGTGAGTTCCAGAAACTCTATTTGAATCTGTCTTAATTTGATTTGCAACATATTTATTCTGAGCAAATGCCATTGACGAGCCCATGATGCGAACAAGTTCATTGAAGAAATCTGGTGAACTGCGGTCGATGATTTCTGTGGTCAGGATATTGCGACCGGCAAAGCGTGTGACTGGAACTGAAATGTAAGATGACTCAATTCCTGTGTTTGTTACCGCGCCACCTTCTGCGACTGGATCAACTTCTGCAATTTGTGTAATTTTTGGAATTTCAAATTGAAGACCAGCATCTGGCAAGGTGCCACGGCTGATCGCATCGATTGCGCCGCGTGTTCCATTGCTCAAAGCGTTGATGACTTCAGCGAGCTGACGTGTTGGGTTGAAAGCTGGATTGGTTGTTCCAAGATCATCATTTGCAGCTGCGACATAAATTGCAGAATCTGACATTGGATTGAGTTTTGCCTTGATTGAATGTTCCATCCATGTGCCAAGATTGACAATTGGTGAACGTGGCTTTGTAAACAATGGAGCTGGTCGATTAGCTTGAATCATGTGCTGTGAAGCCTCTACCGTTTCAACGGCTGGTGCTTCTGTTTTTTCGGTAGTGGTGTCCACTGGTTCTCCTTCGGTTGGGTTTTCATCTGGTGCTGCTGTTGGTTCTGGTGT